AAGCATTTACCAAAGGTGTCGCCAAAAGAAGGTGTATTCCAAGGAGATGTCATGCATTCCGGTGGAACACAAGGCGATGTGCAGATGCATGACGGTAAGGCTAGTTTTACACCGAATACAATCACTTACACAACTACAAAACCTGGTGAAGGTGAGCAAGCAGCAAAATCTAAAATAGGTGTTGCTGTACATACTGCGTATCACGGTCCTTCTTTTGCTGGGTTGAAAGCAATGTACAATTCAGGAAACGATCTGCTAAACGAACATCCTGACGTACATTTGCTTGATACATCTTATCATCCAGACAAGGCAACGTATAGTGATGCGGACCGTCAGCAGTTTGAGCAACAAATGGAAGGTGCAGCAGAGCACCACAAGCAACTAAAAGGTGCAGGATATAAAGCACTTGCTTCTCATACGGATAATTTGAAAACTTACATTAACCGTACTGTTCGCGAAAATACATTTCCGAACGTGGAAGGATACAAACAACACGTCCAAGAATTGCATGCTAAAGAAGCTGATAAATTGAAAACAGAAGCTTCAAAAAACAAAAAGATTCAAGCAGGTAACGATATAGCTGCGGATGTCGACAAAAACGCTAAGCACTTTGAAGCAGCTTTCAACCTCCACAGACATCTACAAAACGCAAAAGATGCACTAGGACGAGCACTATCGACGCACTCGGAATACGACCATACTATTGGTAGCCAAAAGGTTAAACCAGAGGGATATGTGGCTGTAATCAATAATCGTCCAACAAAAATTGTCGATAGAGCGGAATTTAGTCGATTAAATTTCGAGAATTCGCGGAATCGGTAAGTATAAATACTTGTTACAGTTAGACTACGGTAAACCTGGTAACAATTAATGACAAATAAACAAGATCCATTTCAAGATGAAATGACGCTTGGTGATATTGCCTCACTTCGCGGTCAAAAAGAAAAGCAGCCACCAGCCGCTGCTCCTGCTGAGCAAAAACCAGCTCGCAAGCGCCTATTGCCAATGGCAGACATGCCTGCAGCTTCAGCTCCAGATAAAATCATCATAAATCCAAATGTTGGCGAAAAAATCAACGAAAACACAGAAGAAGGCGGTCATGCTGTCTTTGCTTTTGGGCGTTTCAATCCCCCTACTGTGGGCCACGAGAAGCTGATACATGCCGTTGAAAAGGTAGCCGACGAGCACGGAGTGCCAGCAAATATTGTTGCTAGTCACACTCAAAACAAAGATAAAGACCCGCTTCCGCAGGCAAAAAAGATAGGATATCTGAATAAAATAACTGCTCCAGGTACGAATGTAACTGGTTCATCAAAAGAAGAACCTACTTTCCTTCAGTATGCAGCAAAACTCCACAAACAAGGCGTTCAACATCTACACATGGTAGCGGGTTCAGATCGCGTCAAAGAATATGAAGAAAAATTGAAAAAATATAACGGTGCGCATGAAGGTGCCCTTTTCAATTTTAAAAGCATTACAGTACATTCTGCTGGGCAAAGAGATCCAGACGCAGAAGGTGTTGAAGGAATGTCGGGTACAAAAATGCGTGCCCACGCGCGCGCCGGTGAAATGGAAGAATTCAAATCTGGATTACCGGATGCATTGAAATCGCGTGCCGATGAAATAGCTAAGCATATCCGTAAAGTTGCTGAGTCTACGGAAAATGATATAGAGGATACAATGAAACTAAACGAACATACTTTCACTGATAAAGAACGTATCGCACTTCATGAAAAAGCACTTAAAAGTGGAGTGAAATTCGCTGTGCTACGCGAAGTGTATCGTCGCGGCATATGGGCTTACAAATACCATACCAATGTTAATCAAACCGCTGAGCAGTATGCTTTTGCTCGTGTCAATTCATTTATTAGTCTCGGTGAAGCTTATCAGATGGATAAGGACCTCCGTGATATAGATGAAGCTGTCGATCTTCAAGCTCGTATGAAGCGTAAAGTCACGATGGCAATGTATCGTAAGAAAATCGAACGTGCTCGCGAGATTGCTTCTAAGCGTTTTGCTAAGAATAAAAACCTACGTGCCCGCTCACTTAAGATTGCTCGCAACACATTGAGAAAACGTCTTGGTGGTGCAAGAGGTGCTGGTTATTCTAAACTATCCTCAGCACAAAAGATTGCTGTCGATAAATTGCTAGACGGACGTCAAAAGCAAATTAAAGCAATTGCAAATAAAATTATTACACGTGTCAAGCGCGATGAAGCCAACCGTATGGCCGGAACAAGAACATCAACCGCTAAAGCTGTTGTCGCAAGTTATGAACCAGCTTCACTTAATACGCTGGTTGAAAAATATACCAAGAAAGCAGGTGAGTGATGGACTTAGTTGAACTAATGAACAAAGCATTGGCAGATACGTTTGTGATGTATCTAAAAGCTCACTCATTTCACTGGAACGTTGAGGGAGCAGACTTCTATCAGTATCACAGTCTCTTCGATGCGATTTATAGTGAGGTGTATGGTGCTGTAGATCCAATGGCGGAACACATACGTGCCTTAGATGGATATGCGGCAGGTACAATGGTTCGCTTCCAAGCACTGACCTCAATCAAAGAAACCGTTACTGTGCCACCAGCTCGTGATATGTTACATGACCTACAATCTGCTAACGATAAAGTGATGGCGACGATTAAAAATGTCCAGCAACATGCTGAGCGCCAAGGAGAAATCGGCCTTGCAAACTTCTTGCAAGATCGCTACGATGCGCACGCTAAACACGCTTGGATGATTCGCTCAACATTAAAGACGAGATCAGCAGATGAATAAGTACCGTTCACTGGAAAATATTATACGCGATGTCTCGGCAGGCAAATTGGTGTCTGAAAAGATGGGCATTATTGCTACTATAAAGAACTTAGGTCGTAATAGTAAGAAGCCTGCAGAAGGGCCTCTTGCATCCGAACCGCAAGACAATACAATTGCACCTGAGAAAGCAGATGGACCAAAAGAAACACCAAAAGAGCAACCATCAACATTATCTGCCGTCCTTACGCCAGGTACACCTGAACATGCTGCGCACGTTGAGTATGCAAAAAGAGCACAACGCAAGCTAAAGATTATCGATAAACCATAAGGAAGAAAAATGAGTAAATTTATCAACGGATTGAACGGCATAACAGCCGATATGGTAAAAGCAGCTGCGTTAGTTTCTGCAGAATCTGCTAAACAAGCTGCAGAGGCACGTAGTGCTGAAAAGGCACAGCTTTCATCAAAGTTTGAAAGCTTCCGTCCTGTTGCGGCTGATAAAATAGAAAAGAGCTCACGTCCAATCGAGAGATTGTATGCTGGTATGGCTCCTGTCGCACAGACAGAACAGAAAGAGGAAACTCTTGCTGAGCGTGTTGCTGCCATCAAACAACCACCAAAGGTTGTCGTGAAGGTAGCCCACGAGCCAGTTCCACACGACTCTTATTTGCTTGAGCCAAAAATCAAGTTAGCACCAAAAATTAAAAGAACAATGGAAGCTGAGTCTGTTGAATTGACAGACGAAGATAAAGAGTTTCTTGCTAAGTTGAATGGTGATGTTGCAGAAGGAACTGAAGGTACGACTCCGACAACTCCTCGCGAAAAGTCACTTGCTGCTAAGGCTGAGCCAAAGAACAAAATTACACACAAGGATGTAATGGTTGCTCGCGGCGTTGTAGCTAAAGAAGAGACGGAAGTTGTAGAAGAAAAAGAAGAGGGTACAGCTCACGAGAAAGCAGAAAAGAAAAAGCCAAATGCTTTCGACTGGAAGTCTCCTCGTAAAGCTCAAGATGCTCCTAATCGTAAGTCTGGCGAGACGACATCGACAGGCCATGATGTAAAGAAAATCTCAACTGGCACTGTATACACTAAGCGGTTTGAAGAAGTTGAACAAATCGAAGAGTTGAAAGACACTCCGGGACAAGAGCACGTCTGTGCCGTTCATGTTAAACATTCTAAGTTGGGTGAAGGTAAGACATTATTCAGCCAACATGCTGACCCAGCAGAAGATGGAACAATTGCTTGGTACGATGTAATGTTCGATGAGGGAATTGTACGAGTAGATACAAAAGATCTCGAAATTCTTGAAGCTATGTCGCACGGCAATCACAAGAAAAAGAAGTAATATGTCGACAGTTCACAAGCCTGAAACGGTGACTATTAATTCACCTGGACATCACCTACACAACACACAAGCTCGTGTCTTCCACAAGCATGATGATGGCCGTGTGAATGTTCAGGTGACGCATAGTCCTAAAAAAGGGCATGTGTCTAATTTCACTCTTAAACAAGGACAATTCGTCAAGGGAGTAGTTGATTTGGAAGCAGAAAAAAAGAACGTCAAAGAAGACAATCAGCTTGACGAAATAAAAATGTCTGATGATGAGTTTAAGCGTAACTCTGATTTGAATGGCCCACGTGCTGCTAAGTTATTGAAGCATTCGTGGAGTCAGCATGATGTATCTAAAGAGAAGCAGAAAGCTGGAGATACAGAAGGAGCAGCCAAGGCTGCAGCAACCGGTTCGCGAGCTCATAAGCTATACCTAAAAGCTACACAGCGTCATCTTAAAAATCCTGCAAACGCAGAAAAGCACGCACGGGCAATGATGTCAGGTGCAAGCGCCTATTATGCTTCTAAGAAGCCTGGCCAGTATACCGGTGATAGCTACGAGCCTCAAGGTGAAATGCTTCCTGAAATGATCGGTGCTAATGCTAAAGTGATGGGTGTACACGATTACTTCAAAAAGAATGGTGATTACTATAAAACAACAACAGCAACTCAGAAGAAGCCACAGAATGTGACTGTTGCCCCCGTTGCAAAACAACACCAAAACATTCTCGACCGAATCAAGACAGCTCAAAGAACAGTATCCCAAAAGCTCGCTACGATTAAAAAAATGAATGAAGGCACTTCGGCTGCAATAAGAATGCAACGCGCATTAGAAAAGATTCGCGCTGAACGTGAAAGATCAGAAAGACGTGGCCAAGAGTTGATGGACAACATTAAAAAACAACAGGCCGCTGAAAAGGCTGCGAAGCCTGTACAGGAGCAAGCAATGAAAACGCTATCAACTATTAAAGAGCAGGCAGTTAAATCTGTCCACCCAGACGCTATTCATGTTCAACAAGTAAAGGTGAATGGCCAAACGAAATATAAGGTCCATGCTGTCGGTAAGAATTTCTCGCACGGCATAAAAACAGGAGAACATCTATCAGATACAGAATTAGATGATTTTTCCGAAATGGGCGGTAAAGTTAAGCACGTTAAGTAAGTTCATAAATATAACAATAACTATCTAAGGAGATTCCTATGCTTTGGGGAAATAAAGACGCAAAAACTTCTACCGGCACAATTGCTATCGATACAGCTGGCGTTGTGACTGGTACAAGTACACTATTCACTACAGAAGCTCAAGTGGGTGACTACATTCACGCTAACAATCAAGAGTTTTTGATTATTAGCATCGCTAGCGCTACATCTGCAACAGTTCGTGCTGGTACACTCGGTGGCACAATCACGGCAGTCGGTGCAGGTAACACATATGTGTTGAACGAGAAGCCTATTTTCGTTGCAGCAAGTGAAGTTAGTGCAGATGCAAACAATGTGTTCGGTGTTGATACGACAGAAGTTGCTATCGGTACCACGAAGGTTGCTCACGCTGGATGGGTTCGTCGTACAGTAGGTACAGGCAACCGTTCCGGTCGCGTACAAACAGAAACATTAGTTGCAATGGGTACCATCGCTAGCGATGCAGCCGACGACACACAATTCGCAGACGCTTAATCTATAGACCATGACAGATCGCTCTAAAAAACTTTCGGAGCTGACGGCATTAACCGTAGCTACGGCAAACGATGCAATGATTGTTGTTGCAAATGTTGCAGGTAATACTGCTACACGAAAACTAACAGTCGGCAATCTGTTTGCTAACGTTTCCACTCCAACATCTTTTAATGCAAACGTATCTCTTCGCGGAGGTACGTTGTCCGTCAACAATAACGTTGTTATTGCTGCTAACGGGATGTGGATGGGTTCGGCTATGGTTAGTAACGGATCGAAGGGTGAAAAGGGCGATGTCGGCACAAACGGCATTAAAGGCGACAAAGGCGCTTACGGAGCTGATGGTGCTAAAGGTGATAAAGGCGAGCAGGGAATTCCTGGAACAGCATCTGCTAAAGGTGACAAAGGCGACAAGGGTGACTCGGGTCCGACTGGTAACCTCGGTCCTAAAGGAGACACTGGTCCTGCAGGCTCCGCTGGTATAACTGGCGATAAGGGTATCAAGGGCGATATTGGTCCTAAAGGTGATATTGGTCCTAAAGGCGATAAGGGAGCACGTGGAGCTTTCGGCGGCGCTGCCTTTGTGTATACATTCTTATCTGATACTGCTAACACAGATCCTGGTGTAGGTAAGGTTAAATTAAATACAGCACAGCCATCATCGGCAACAAAGCTGTTTATCGATCATATAGATCTCAATTTAATTGACGCTACTGATTTTCTTGAGACGGTTGATGATTCTACATCTCCGATCAAAGGTCATTTTGAAATTGTAGCAGTCGATGATCCAACAAAGTATTCCATCTTTGCTATAACTGGCACACATTCGAAGTACGGTGGAAGTTCTGGTTGGTATGAAATACCAATTACATTCACTTCTGGATCAAACCTTGCGTTTACAAACGACACTGCGGTCTCCCTTACATTCACACGTACTGGCGATGTCGGCCCCAAAGGTGATAAAGGTGAAGTAGGAAACATAAGTTCCGGAGGATCGGTTTCTGGAAGTATTGTTCCTACACAAGACAATGTGTATACGTTAGGAGATGTGGCAGCTAGATTCAGCGATATCTATAACGTCACGTTGAATTCAAATACTGTCAATGCAAATACCACAATAACAAATAATTTAAGAATAGCAAATACTGGCAATGCGCCAGCAAGTGCTACGGCTACAGGCACAACCGGTGAAGTAAGAATTGATCAAAACTTCATTTACGTTTGTGTAAACACAAATACATGGAAGAGGGCTGCTTTAAGTTCGTGGTAAAATATGATTATTGAAAAAGTGGACGAGAGCAATGCTCTATTATATGCTGCAAAACATTATGAAAACCCTAACTGTTTTGATACTGTTGAATTTTATGAAGATTTGAATAGGTTTAAGTATATCAAAAGATTGTTAAACAAGTATACTGAATCTGGAGATTTGAAAGAGCGATTGATAATCAATCACTTAACAATTATATACAATGTATTTGGCGCTGAAGCTGGAACGAGGTTATTGTTTTTAAAATTAAGAGACCACTTACATTTGATAAAGCCGTTTTTAGTATTGATGGGCACGTGCCCGGAAGTAGTAAAGGCGATAGGAATTGAAGGTAAAGATATTACAACAGCAGACATTGAATCGTCTGCTAACATTGTAGAGATACTGAAAGACATTTAAATGGCAGGGATCACAGACGCATTCTTAGTATACAGCTTCATGAAGAGGCTCGTACTACCATTCAATAAATGGCCTGCTTACAAAGCCGGGGTTATTGATGAGCACGGGAATGTTCTCAAAACACGCAAAAGCCTGACGCAGCAAGAGCTTCGTAGTTGGGGTCGTTATGATATTATGATCGCCAACCTGAAAAAGCTGATTGCTAAGATTCCAGGTGGTAGTTCGATGATCGGATCTACAGCAGCTGCGGCATTCTTATTCAAAGAGTGTATGGATTTAAAAGCTGACGATCGGTTAATTCTTGAGTCGAGATTTAATAAATACTTTGAGCAAATATTACTTGGTGAAGACGTAGCTGTAAACAACGCAAGTAGCGGAAATGTTGCTGCATTAGACAACAATCCTCCTGCTAAAAAAGCAACTTTACCGATGCTCCGTAGAATAATTAAAAAAGAAGGTAGGAAATAATGTCATTAACAAAAATCGTCGGCGATATTGTCGGCTCACCTTTAAGTCTTGGAGAACTAAGCGTTACTGGTAACGTGACGTTCAGCAATACACGCATTTCAGCGAACGGCGGTTACGGCACTAGCGGTCAAGTATTGACGACTGCAGGTAGCGGTGCTAACGTTTATTGGGCAAATGCAGGTGGTCTTGGATTGGGTAGCCGCATTACTGCTGCTAACACGACATCATCGATTGCTAACGGCGCTTCTGGTAGCATTGATTTGCAAGGATACAAAGGGTATGCTGTTTATAAGGTGCAAACAAGTGGTGCTGCTTGGGTAAGAATTTACGCAAATGCTTCATCAAGAACTGCAGACGCATCTAGAACAGAGGGTACTGATCCTGGTACATCAGCAGGCGTTATTGCAGAAGTAATCACAACGGCAGCAAACACTATATCGTTTACGCCAGCAGTGATTGGATTCAATGATGAAACGACACCAACTAACACAATTCCTGTTGCTGTAATGAATAAGACAGGGACAACCGGTACTGTTACAGTAACAATGACTATTGTTCAACTAGAAACTTAAGCCGATGCATAATTTACCTATTGCCCCACTACCAGCGAATGTCAATATTACAATTGAAGAGTTAGAATCTCTTGGTGCGACTGTAGTGCCGCTACAGGAAGCTGAAGTTGTGCCAACGATTGCGCAACTAGCTGCAAGTCCAAGCTCGCAAGTCTTGCGTGAATATATTGTATCCGTACATAACTTTGAAGATATTGACAGCTTATATGAAGATATGGAGAGTCCTGGAGGCTCGTTATACATTCCAAATAGACGTGTGGAAGTAGCAGCACGCCGTCCGATAAGCAGAAACACACATTATTGGTTGACAGACATAGAAGCTCTTATGCTGCAGAGCGATCCGCGCGTATGCTACGTGGGATTGACACCTGAAGAACGACAGATCGTTAAACATGCATTTGGCTCTGTGTCGTACCAACAACAAAGTTCAAATTTTAGTAAGGCTGGCAGTAACGACGTATCATTTCGTAACTGGGCGTTACTTAGGAATACTAGAGGATCTCACATACCAGGATGGGGATCTGAAACCGGTCAAACGCCGCAGCAAACAGGCAATATTACTAGATACGATACAGGCAAGCACGTCGATGTCGTTATATGTGATGCACAATTTGATCCTTCGCATCCAGAATATCAATGGAACTCTGATGGCACTGGTGGCACTCGTGTTGTTCAGTATAACTGGTATCAGCTTGACCCCATTGTAAAGGGTACTACTGCAGGCACGTCGTACGTGTATAATACGACGTATGGAGCTCACGGCACTCACGTTGCAGGAATAGCGTGTGGAAATAGACACGGTTGGGCACGTGAAGCCAACATCTACAATTTCGATCCGTTAGGCACAAATCCAAACGGAACCACTGCAACTTCTTATATCTTTGATTATTTGCAAGCGTTCCACAAAAACAAAACAATTAACCCTGCAACGGGGAGACGCAACCCAACAGTTGCTAACCATAGCTGGGGGTATAGTACGTACTTGATGGATGTTAATTACATTGATAGTATCAACCGCTTGGGTAGCATTGCCACTGCTCCTAACGCAAACACATTGACATATCTCGTGTTTTACGGAGAGCAAGTTGGATTTACTTCAGCATATGCTAATGGATTAGCCTTTACATGCTGGCAATCGGCTACTAGAGACACCTCGACTGATATTTCGATTAATGATTGTACAGCAAACGGCGTAATCAACGTATGTTCTGCAGGAAATTCATATGGGATGCAGGATGTGCCAGGCGGCACATACTACAACAACTATATCCGCATGAACGCATCGGCACCAAATCGTGGAACGGAGTTTGGGGGAGCGAATACAACATTCTATACTAGACGTGGTACATCTCCAGCCGCAGCGGAAAACGTCATATGTGTTGGTAATTTAGGTACGCAGCAGACGGTTGATAACGGTTCTGGTGTTCAAATATGGGCCAACGGCGCAAGCTATGTTGGCACGAAAGAAGTCAAATCTGCATCAAGTGAAACTGGTCCTAGAGTTGATATATGGGCTCCGGGAGAAAACATAATGAGTGCAGCGCCAGGTGGTGCTGGCGTCGCAGATGATCGCAACGGTTCATTCGGAATGCAAATCATGACTGGAACGTCAATGGCAGCTCCTCAGATCACAGGATATGTTGCCTGTATAGCGAGCCAGTACCCAAATATGACGCCTGCCGAAATGAAAGCTTTCATAAAGACACAGGCATCCGATACACCGCTCGGAAACACGAATATGTGGGGTGGCACGCCATGGGGCAACCCAACCGGTTATCCATTCGACTGGTTGACTGATGTTAGGGGTGGAACAAATAAAGTATTCTATCTACAAGACATTAAACCAGACGAAGGTGTTGCTAAGCCTTTGATCAAATACAAAACGCGACCAGCATCAGGCGCAGTGTATCCACGTCCTAACAGGACACACCGTGTGACGTAACTATGGCCTTAACTAGACTAAAAGCAAATCTAGTCAAGGCCGGTACCATAACGTCGAATAATATTGCAGACGGTACAATTACTACTGCGGATTTGTCGCCTGCAATCACTGGCCAAAGTGTTTATACTCCGATTGATATAGCGTATCTTGACGGGCAAAGCGCTTCCAACGGAGAAATCATTACGATAACTGGCAGTGGGTTTGTGCCGGGCATGACAGTATTAGTTGCAAATGAGACAGCGTCTATTACCAGCATATTAGACAGCAACACAATCACTTTTACGGCACCTGATTTGGGATCGGGAATGTATATGGGGTACATTATACATCCGGATGGAAGATTTACTGTTTTACCTGGTATTGCATACGCTTGATAAATACTTCTGAGTAATATTATTAGGATCAAAACATGGCAATTACACGAGTACCAGGCTCGATGGTTGGTGCAAACACCATCACAGGCAACAACATCTTAGACGGCACGATCACGACGAGCGACATCGCTGCTGGGATATCTTTTGGTCCTGCAATCACTTCAATTACTTACCCTGACGATGATACAGCTGCGGATACAGCTGGTGGCCAAACAATTATAATCACCGGTCGTAATTTTCTCACAGGCGCATACGTTGTAGTTGATGGTGCTCAAGTCGGATCGGTATCGCTTGCTAATAGCACTTCTCTTTCATTTACAGCTCCAGCAAAAGCTACTGGCAGCTATGTGTTGTTTGTTGTCAACACAGACGGCTCTGCTGCTATTCTTGTTCCTGGTATTCAATACTCTGGTACACCAACATACACAACAGCTGCTGGCTCGTTACTCAATGTATACGAGTTAAATGCAGTATCGACATCTGTATCAGCAACTGGCGATACACCGTTAACATATAGTATTGCATC